GGAATTGGTAGACACGCTACTTTGAGGGGGTAGTGCCGGTTTACGGCGTGTGAGTTCGAGTCTCGTCCTGGGCACAATTAACAAGATGAGTCCGCTGAATATCAGCGGACTCATCATTTAGTAGGGAGCAGCAAAGGGAGCGTTTTTTTTCTAAAATGACAGCAAATCATACTGCACCCCTACCCCTATATATAGGGCAGTCTTGTTCACTGTAGGTATATAGCCATATCCGGCTTGAATACCTATTCCCCAACGTTTAGATTTGTTGGATATGGGGATGGTCTGCGTTATAGTCTGCTGTTTTTGGTAAACCTGCATTTCTACCAAACTCGGCCGGTATCCCTCGACGACGGCACGGTAATCGGACGTGGTGTACGTTTTCCGTTCTATTGGTACGGCGACCGGGATTCGGATGGTATCGGTAGGTGATGGTAGGTAGCATGTATCGATACGCACGACCGTGACAGGATTCGGTATGGGAATTTTCCGAATGAGGGTATCGACCACGGTAACGGTGTCGCGCCGCACTTCGCTCGATGTTATATCACACCGTTTCGAAGCACGTCCCGCAAAGAATGCTCCGATGAATAACAGTACGGCGATTATGTATCCCCATACTTTCATATATTACTTCTAAGAAAGGCAAGGCAAAAACCTATGAGTACGCCGACGAGCGTGGCATTTATATCCGCCCATTCGAAGGTGCCGCGCTTCAGCAGCCTGTCCCACAAGAACTCCTTACCGAACGCAGCTACAATACCGGCAACAGCTCCGAGCCACGGAAGCCACATACCGATAGTAACTGCAATAACATATCCGCACAATACATGCAGTAGTTTGTCTGTTTCCATCATGTATATTTTATAAAAATTTCTATCTTTGTAAATGCCATCTGGCAAAGAGACATTGCTATGTCTCATTAAGAGGCGGAGTCCGACACCGTCTCTTTTTTATTACCTAAAGACTACACGCACTCCATCCGCAATCTGGACATATTGCGCATCCGGATTGATGAATAAGCCACGCGCCGCACTCCGGGCAACGGTCGGTTATAAATGCAATACCTGCTGCCGGTTTCCTGTCGCTTTCCATGAAACATGTATCCATGCGTAATTGCTTTCGTCTATCAATTGGTCGAACGGAATCCCTGCTGCTTGAATCATGCTGAACAACCTACGATTCTTGTCGGGTGAACCTACCGTAATGTCTGCTGCTTCTCCCTGCATATGTTGAGAATTGACGGCCCCGCCTACTGCTTTGTTCAGCATCGGCGTGCGAAAACCGCTATTCACAATTACAGGACTGCCCCATAATGCGCGTATGGGGTCGAGACAATTCGTGATAAGAGCTATCAAATTCACTTTCGCACTGGGAGGAGGAGTATTGTCTATACCCTGTTTGATAGCTGTCCGGGAATGACATAATTCTTGAATTGTAAAATATTTCCCCATACGTGCTACTCCTGTTTTTCTGATTTTTCTTTAATAAGTCTGATGAGTTTTTCCGCATCCTGTTTGGTTGCACACTCTACAATATTGGTAACTATATCCAGAACTTCTCCGGCGGAACTTTTCTTTTTGCGACTGTTCTCAATAACCGACCGCCCTTCTATACACAGGATACCCAGCGTTATAACCAATACCGCATATGGCATGGAATACCATGGAAAAAATAGTCCCAACACATCAATCAGCAAGGCAAATATTACAACACGTAAATAATCGGTGATTTTTATAGCCGTCTTACGCAGACTTCGGCTACTTATCTTTTCCTTATTAGTTCTTGCGGCATCTATACCAGTCCACATATCAATGAAAGCAGCTACGCAAATAAGCACGCAACATACGAAGATGATGACGATACCCCGCTGGATATCCTGTGTAATATGAAGTATTTCGCTTAACGTCCCCATATCTACATATAGATTACTTCGTCCGCCTCTTCCATCGCAAGCATTTCCTGTAATGCAGGAAGTTTCGCTTCCAAATCATTTATACGAGCTCGGGCAGTTGTCCGAACAGCCGATACATCCGGATACAATTCCTGCATCGATTGCCCAGTCTCCTGACACTTGATAACGCACCAATCCGTGTTGAGCAAGATGGCCCTCTGGTTATTGATTTCACCGTAAACGGTATTTATCATTTCCCGGGCAGTGGGCGTATTCACCTGTAATTCTTCCATATCTCCCATAACTATGATTATATGTTTTTCCAATCAGCGGCGGATGATGTACCAACAGCCTTATATACATTCTTGTTTTGTGTATCAATGTATGTTTGCCCTACGAAATTTGGCGCTATGCTCGGCGCGGCTATTCCAGTCAACACATCGCTATAACCTACATTCTCGTAAGAAAATTCCACATTGGTCGGATTACCGGAAGTGGGAACATAAGGGACATCGTTTCCCTGACCGCCCATATCCCGCCACAAGGTAGGCAAGAGCCCCGCCGGAGTAAGGTCAAGCAGGCAGCCGAGTGTCATGATGCGCAAAGTGCGGATTTCGAGATATGTGCCTGCCTCGCTGGCCATAGACAGACTTGTATACTGCCCGGCCGGAGCTATATAGCTCACCGTTACAGCATTTCCGGTGTTGGCAGGAAAATTCGCCAACACTGTACTGCCATGTATCGCTTTTACTGCGCCGTCGCTGCGATATTCAAATTCGACAAGCTGTGCAAATTTCAGTTCGACCGGCGTACTGATACGCCAAGCATTGTATATGCTTAGGTTGCCGGGGGTGCTATTTGTCGCCCGTAAAAACGTTCCGGAGAAACCGTTGGCCGCTGATACATTACTCGTAATTTTCGTCGCGTTGTTGTTCTGCGCCCACGTACCAGCGGACGCAGTAAAGCCGCCTGATGGCCATTGTGAATGTACAATATTCCGCCATATATCCAGCACACGCCAGAGTTCCGGATGACCGTTATTCCATAAAACATTCATTTCGGTGTTAGTCATGGCAAAATTGAAACGCCTTGCTGCAATTACATTGAAATTCAGCAAATCACCAACAGCAGTAGCCTCCATACCTCCGATAATAAAACGTTCTGGATTATGTTGATAACTATAATCAGGGTCGTCTATTACAGTCATATTATTGTTTATAGATACCCAACAGTAATTAGGAGAATAAGATATCACTACTAAGCATAATGTCTCATTGGTAACATTTCTGGACATGATAGTCATACCCCGCATAGCAACAATAAGATTATTGCCAGTAATAAATACCGTAGCGCCAAATCCAGACGTTCCCGATGCTCCCTCATTATATATGAATTTATTTCCCGTAACAGGCAATCGAGGAGTTTGAATAAGCAATGCGGTTGTATAGGGTTTATCCTTTATTTCCGATGTAAGCGCGGGTGATGAAGAATTGAAAAGTCCTTTTCCCATAATGGCACCAGTCTGATACCCATATAACGGGTCGAGCTGACTTGGATTCACATATTTTTTCGCTTCATCCAAATCCGCTTTCCCGGCCAAGTCTTCCTGGATATCCTCCCGCGCCTTGTCGGCAGCTTGAGCTGCCTGCCGGGCCTGGGTTGCCGCAAGCCCTGCCTGTGTGGCTGCATTATTCGCATTTGCCGTAGCCTCGTACACGGCGGTCAAATCCAGCGCCATACTCTGGTTGGTCTGCGGATTGGTCGCAAGCGTTTGTTTACCCTGTGGGCTACTCGTTTCGGCAAGCTCGCTTATTTTTACAGTTTCTAAGTTGGTTGTGATGGTGGGCATACTAAGCTATATTGAATAAGACATATCTATGGCCTTGCCGTCTTCCGTGACAATCAACCGTCCGTCTTCTGCTGCCAGCAGGAGTGCTTCCGGTAATGGACGTACCGTAAGGCCAGATTGCGGCTCGACGGTTATCTTGTACATGAACAACGGATAATCTGTCGCTATATCGGTTCGTTCCGGGGTGGCTCCATCGCTTCGGACATATTCTTCTCCGTCAATATAGACAGAAGAACATGAAAAGATATTATTGACCTTGCGCGCCACCCAATTCGGGACACCGAAGGCATTAATGCCGCCTCCAATTGTCAAAATTCTCGTCTCATAAGGCAGCGCGCTCAATTGGTGCGTGAAACCATTCTGGTCACGAAAACTTTCAGATTTTACCAAAAACGACATGTCTCCCGGAAGCCATACTGCCTCAACGCGAAAATCAATCTCTGTATCATCCGGGAAAACCGTATCGAAATCGTCCCGAAAATTCGTGTACGAAAACAGCACGGAATCCTGCAATTCGTCCACGATGCAGAAAGGGGCCCATGCAATGACTCGCTTATACTGGGCCAATCGGAATTGAAGCGTATAGGCCCCGGCAGTCAAAGGGGTTTTGGGCCAATCAACAGTATCTACCGCAAAACCATCTACGATTTTTATCGTGCTGACACTTAACCGTTGCAAATCATTTCCATATCCATCGGTTAGCCATACTTGTAAATTGCCGACATATTGCCCCACAGCGGAATACTGTACATAGATATTATCAGATGGCAAAAACCGCTGAACATAGCCGACCGGATACTGAAAATGCAGTCGCCAATCATGGCGGAAATTCAGCGAACCAAATTCCGATATTTTTAATACAGGCCCGTTCATACCTCAAAATTACAGTCATTCACAACACGAAAATCGATGTTATTCAGCATACAGTTCCCATTCGCGCTCCGATTCCTCACCAACCATACGCGATATAGATTTGATAAATCCGCGGAGCTTCTTACCGCGCCACGTAAACGCAATCAAAGCCGAGGATGTGAGAGCACCGCTTATGTCCGGAAACGAATGAGAACCCTCGGAAAAGTGATATATCAATGGTGAAAACAGCTGAGCAGCTATATCTATATCCGCATTGATGGGATTACCGCCTATTGTACCTTCCCGATTTCCATCCGTCGAAGCAAAGAATAGCTTATTTGTACCGATACCTATCAGCGATTCATTCGCCTTAACTATGTAAGGGCCGCTAAGGAGAGCATTGAACAACTGGATAGGTTCTCCGGTTAATTGGTCGGTAACCTCGATTTCAACGTCTTTGTATGTCAGCCCACCAGGGGTGAGAACGACGGCGAAAACATCGCTGTTCACATCTTGTCTTTCCACCGGTGAAGTATCCTTAAAGCTTCTATATAAATTCTGTATACCTACCGCATCCGTGCGATACGGGCTGACAAAATCGAGGATGTTTTCCGTACCCTGGATGTTCGTAGAATACTCGAAGGTCGCGTTAATCTCAAGACCATTGAGATACTCGTTATCGTAATCCTGCTTTTCACAGCCAGCATTTATCTGTGAATAAATCAACTGGGTAGCGGGCATGCGTGATAAATCGGATACTTCGGATTCCGACAAGTCAAGCATCTCTCCTTTCTGGAATAGCGCATCGCGTTTTACGTAGGCCATCCGTAGGGAATCCGGCTGGAATTGATATTCATAACCGATAACGCGCATGAACTTGATGAAGTCGTCCATCTTCCCATGAAAATAGGGCTTTTCATACCCGGCGATGCTTTCAGCAGCCACGATGCGGTATTTAAACTTTTGCGCATCATTCACATCCCATTGGATATATGCCGTATACATTCCCGGTTCTCCGGACATCAAGTCAAGGAATTTCTGCAACAATTTTTCCGGGTCGATAACCTGGATAGGACGCATGGAATTCGAGGCGAATTGCGACGGAAAAACTATTTGGAACATGGCATCAGATTGAAATTGAAATCTGGTAGCAGACCAAAATATATTAGGCGCATTTTTATAATTACTCCTAACAAATAACTGTAATCGGTCTCCTTTGTGTAAATTTAAAGGTGCAGACGTATTTGTATTGAAATTAACTCGTATGTATACCTCGTAATTATCACCTACCGTTTTAAGGTCATATAAGGAACCTTCAGCTTTAACTTCCGTACCATTACTTTGCATAATACCAATATCAGCGCTGAATCCTGACGGATTAACAGTATATACAATATTATTGTATATGTACTGTTTAGGAGAGACTATCACAAATTCAGCCTGCATGTTTGCTTGATACGTGACAAGTACATTATCTGCTGCTTCAAAAAAATATTCAGAAACCCCTGGATTTACTTTAAATGATTGCCCTTTGATATCATTCTCCATCGCTCCAGGTATCAAATATATATTATTATCACCCGTAGGCTCAGACATTGTAACAGTAGCTATATTTTGGCCGGCAGGGATAGTCAATTCTACCTCTGCCGCAATCTCATACTTTGCAAACTGGTTCAGCGCAATATCCTCGTACTGCCAGTTTTCCGGTTCCAAGTCGGCCACTGGAATATCGAAATTGGTGGTTGCACCCGATTTCAGAATCTCGGCAATGGTCGATGCGATGGCGGAAATTTCTATGGCATCTTCATATTCTTGATATTCGAAGAAATTAAGAGGATTACTTGTCAGCTTCCGGTAAGTCTCATCATGATAAGCTTTGTCGTAAACATTCATGGACATAGCCGCACGGACGCCGTAGGTATCGAACTGTTCTTTCAGGATATTATAACCTAACGTGTTCACGCCGAATTGCACCCGATAGACAATCGACGGGAGCACCCCCGTAGTGGCTTCACGGTCTACCAGTGTCTCGATATCTTCGAGATTTATTACGCTGTCGGTTACGTCCGTTTCATTGAAAGCAAAAGCGAATACGGGGGTCCCGTATACGATACAGGGCGCCCAAATCCGCACAGTCCCGGCGGGAATATCGAAACTTTTCTCTACAATGCTTTGGTCTGTAGCCCAGAACGTATCCAATACATTGCCAGTTGCATCGAGAAACGTGACCGAGGGGCCTACCTGACCGTTGCCGAGTGCCTGAATAGAGCCTTTATAAACGAAGGTCGTCGCACCGGTGGGAATATCGATACCGTAGTCATTGTTCAGAGGGTCGGCTACTCCAACTATCTTTCCATCCACTACTTTTGAGTAATAGCCTTTTCGGATAATAGTTGCCTCCTTCGTCGTGGGGGCGGCGTTCAACGTAAACTTTACTTTCGGGGGCAGAATCGAATACTTCATGATAATTTTTTATGATAATTCAATACATAGGTAACTCCATAGCGCTGTGAATAACGACGGTCAGCATTGCCATTCGATATTATCTGACGCAATAGTCTGTTACGTTCGGTAGATTTCTCCAGCATCATGCCGCGCTGTAATTTTTCTTCTTCAAGCAACATCTCGACACGGGACATGTCGGACGGCATATTGGCAAATCTGCTGAATGCAAACTGTGCCAGTACCGCGTCATAATCGGGCAATACCTGTGTGTGGGCAGGTAAATTCACTACCGTATCCGTAGCCGGGGTCTTCCAAACTCTATTATCAGGGAATACGACCATTTCAGAACGGCCGCCGTCACCTACCACAGCCAAACCTCCCGCATGGTCTTTCGTTCCCTGAGCATATTCGGGAATAGGAGTTGCGAGAATCGTGGCTATTTGCGCAGCACCAGCCGCAATAATCAACGGTATGGTAGCGGCTGATGTAAATGGATTGGTGAGGGCTGCGGTAACTGCTAAGGCCGTGTTAATACCAGCTTGCGCAACTGCCTGCGCTTTCTGGAAAATAGCGTTACGGCGCTCCGCCTCGACGCGTTGTTTCTCTATCTCTTCCTCCCGTAGGGCAGCCTGTTCTTCGATAGCTTTTTTACGGGCATCGGCCTGTTCGTCACTTATAACGCCATGGTCGGCCAAACGGTCAATGCGGTCTGTTTCTTCATCCTGCCATTTCTGGTTGGCTTCCGAAAGTTTGTCGAGGCGAGACAGTTCCTTGTCAAGTTGGGCGTCACTGAGAGCGGAAGCAAGATTGAAAACTTCCTGCAGGAGCTGCTTTTTAAGTTCAGCGTCTCGTTTGGCTATTTCTTCTTCCTTTTTTGCCTGGTCTTCGGATTGTTTAGCCAGCTCCAAATTCAGCCTAATACGCTCTGACTGGATATATTCGTCGTAAGCCAATCGAGCGTCGGCCAGCTTCTTTGCCACTTCCGTACGATGCTCTTCCGTAAGTTCTTCCTGCGCCCATAATTCTTCCATTAAACGGATTTCGGCCTCAAACTCCTTCCGCTTGTAGGCATCCGAAATAGCCGTTGTCCCGGCGTTATACTCGTCCCGGCCAATATTTCCAGACGCATATTTTGCGGAGAGAGCGAGCAGTTCGGCCTGCATATCCTCGTCCAGTTTCCGAGCAGTGTGCTCGGCCGATTGCCGGGCCTGCTCTATCATCCCTTTACCTATCGATTCCATCAGCTCTTTGCCGGCTTCCTCCTGCTCCCGCCGAAGGTCATCGAATGCAATCATCTCTGAAAGGTCAAGGTTCTGCGCCACTGCTTCATATGTTGCCCGGTCTATTTTCCCGGCAGCCAAACGAACATCGAGTTCCTCACGGTCAGCACCATATTGCAGAGAAAGCAGTTTCTCCTGGGCCTCCCGGAACTTCTCGAAAGCCTCTAAACGCTTGTCGTAATGCAATTGCTCGTCTTGATATATACGCTCTTGTATTCCGGCTTCCTCTTGGGCCTGCGTTTTCAGCAAATCTATTTCTGCTTGACGCCGCTCGGAAAGACTACTAGAAACCGAACTTGAATCCAAAGGTTCTGATTGGTCTCCAATTAAATCCGATACAGATATTTTGTTGGCAAGTTGTGCAGACGTATCCTCTAAAGCTTGTTTTGACTGTTGAATAACTTTCAAAGATTCGCGTTCACGCTTTAATCTTTTTTCTGTCAGAGATAATTGTTTTTGATAGGCAACAATAATATCACTCGTTCCACCGCTATTAATTGTTGCACGCTGCCTTTCAATATTGGCTTGCGTGGCTTCGATTTGTGCCAATTGCTCAGCTTCCTCTATTTCTAATTCCAATATTTTAGCCTGATTCTCCGATATTTTATCTTGAACAGCTTTTGCTTTTGCAACTTCCAATATATGCGTTGCAAGATTTTGATATTGTATTGAGGCTTGACCAGCCATTATTTCTTCCTGCGACATATTTCCCAGATAATTCGGATATAACCGCTGCAGTTCTTTAACAGCAGATATACGTTCATTCATAGGTTTTTGATTATCAGTAGCCGCATTATAAAGCAACTTCAATGTAGATACTTCATCGGCCACCGACTTATTAGCATTGTCAACAGCGTTTCGGTATTGTTCCGTAGACAGTGCAATTGCATTAATAGCCTTTTCTCCCCTAAAAAGCTTGGATATAAACTCACCTATTTCCTTACCATAAGTTGTCAATAAAGTTATACCAACCACAATAGCGGTTTGCCAACTCACAATAGATTTCAACATCTGCTTCCAAGCGGGAATGACCTGTTTTTGCTGGTCAGCCGCCAGTTTTAAATTCTCCTCGCGCAACTGCTTATTCTTGGCGATAGTCTCTGCATAGGCATCCGCCAACATCGGAAGGTTGTTGGATATGGCCAAAAAGAACTGCTGAGGACTTATTGTAAGCGATGGAAGCTCGCGGGCAACCTGCTGTACCTGAAATCCCAAATTATTAAAAGCGCTCGCATAGTTGCCGACATTACGACGATGGTCCCCCATGGCCGCCTCGGCCTTCATAATTGTGCCGTTCAATTCATTTATACGGACGGAGGCTTCTGTAAATTCTTTGGAATTTAGGTCAAGATTAGCCGCCTCTGCTTTTAGTTGTACAAGTTGAGCACGCAATTGATTGAGACTTCCTTCTGCTGCCAACGCCTCCCGAGCATTAGTACGAAGTTCGGCATTTTTCTGGCGAAGCTGCTCTTTAACCAAAGCCACTTCCTTTGCCTCGGCACTTTGGGCATAGGCAAACTGCTTAGTCGCCTTTTCCACCGCTGACAATGCGTTGCTGTGTTCACGCACACGTTTACTCGTATCCTGCTGCGTTTTTTCAAAGGTTTGCAGCATCTGCACAAGCGTTTTATATTCGCCGGTGTATGTTTCTACACCCAGCGCCGCATTATGCAGTACGGGGATGATTGCGCCAAGATTCGCTTTCGTATTCAGAAGTTCCTGGTTATATTTAATCAGCACGTTAAGCTCCGATTCGGGGATGAGCTCACTATTTCTTGTTGCTACTGCCATGGGGATGCGATTTTAAGGTTTCGCTGTAATTTCTGAAGTAACCAGCCAATTCAGCGAGCATCATACGGTCTGATAAATGGAAGCCTACCCATTTACTGACGATTACCATCTGCATGTTGAAATCGGACGCTGAAAGCCGTTTACCGCTTTCCTTTTTTGCCAGCTTTGTTTGCCGTGCAATTTCTTTATCCAAAATGACCGTGTATTCTTTAATTTTAGAATCGGCACGTTTCACCTGCAATTCCGCGGAAAGCTTTTTCCAGCCGTATCTGGCAAATAAATTCTGTGCCTCCGGATGGTCGGGAATACTGGCAGCAATTGCCAATGCTTGAATACGATATTTGTAACCTATCATACGTGCTACACCTTTATTTGCCGTAATCAAGCCTATATCCCCCGATAACTCGGCAAACTCCACCGTCAGGGCCTGCCGGGCCTCCCTCAACACTTCTTCCGAAGGATTTCCTTCTTTGACCAGTGCCTGCAAATTATCATTACACACCGCCTCCCGATATACATACACGGGACAGTCACTGCATTTATCATAGACAACATATGAGTTCTCTGACGGTACCTGGTTGGCCGGCTTTTTTCCAACACTCAAGTCTGTCTGCATAGGTTCTTCCTTCATAATCGTAAATCACATAATCAGTATGCTCCCACTCGGATAATTTGCGGGCCTCCGCCCGTACACGGTCATACTTCGATGCCGTTCTTTTCATGCAATTACACGCCATAATCTCCCGTAAAATCGATATATCTGCGAATAGCCTCACAGAGCCGGTAGTTCCACCAAAACTCTTTCGCCAATGGCGTCAAACCAAAGACTTTATTATTATATTTCCGTTCGATATCTCTACTCTCATCGTAGCGCGAATCGATAATGAAACTATCAGCAGTAGTTTTCAAAAACATCCCGTCCTGAAAATTACCCGTTACGATAAGGTTAGGCACGTCTTTCGGTTTGTCTGGATAATTTAACGGAAATGTCAAACGAGATTTATGCACAAACTCCAACCCGTACTTCATAGCCGCATAGGTTTGAGCTGCTGCAGGGGACTTAAAATAAGGGTCATTCAAATAGGTAGGCTCAAATTCCTCACCTTCTGCATTGCGTCCGAGCAGCATCTGGTCTTTGTTTAATTCAAGCAATTCATACCCGTATTCATCGACCTGCCATGCTATTACTTCCGGCCAATTATCCACACGCTGCTGTTTGACGGTTATATAATCCAGTTTATCGTCGATGTTCATAGCTTTTCAGAAAAGGGGCAGATTACTCCGCCCCTTCTTCACTACTTTTCCGTTTTTGCGGTCGTTTGGGATGAAACGTATCATATAGTTTTCCCATAGCATCTGCGATTTCTTTCTCCGTCGCAACTCCTTTCAGATATCTTATCTGCTCCTTAATAAGAATATCTCGTTTAGTATGACGCAGATAATCGTCACTTATCGATATTCTGCGCTCACCTATCCAGATGTTCATCGTTAGGAGCCGGCCGTTACCTGGACATAGATTTCTATGCCGTCCAGACCAGTGATATTCCCAGCTGCAAGAACTTTCGCTGAAGCTACACGATACTTGCCGGATGGGGATATTTTCAGCAGATTGCCGCCTTCTGGTGTCACAGTAGTAGCCGCCGTTCCGCTGTCGTTGACGAACATCGTTTGGGTCCAGTCATCGATATACGTAGCTGTCACATCTGTCTGGTCACATGCGGTAACGACACGCACGGTATCAGCCCCCACGGTCTGAAGCATGACTCCTATGAGGCCATCCGGCAAACCGTTCTCCAGATACACAGACATAGCGTTCTGCATCTCCTTCTCGTACTCGGTAGAATAATAAACGGTTACGGTTATCGTGCCGAGCTCACTGCCGTTAGTAGGTGTGTACGTTACATATACAGTTCCTTTAAATCCGGCAAAATAATCCGTGCCGCCTTTGCTTATCACCGTGCCGAACAGATAATTGCTGTCATCGGCAATGAAAATACGACACAGACGACCATTCAGCTTCGATAATTCTTTGTAGAGGCACATTCCGCCTCCTAACGTATAGGCGATGTTGATAGCGTTAAGCCCGATAGGGCGAGCTCCTCCGTAAGTTCCCAATTCAGGCGCATTTATGTCTCCGCCGTTTAATGTAACTCCGGCCAACCCTTTAATGGGCATCATTCGCATGCCGCCCTCATCACTAATATAGCCATCCAAGGCTGTAAGAAAGGTTTCCGAATCTATCGGATAGAGAGCATTGACAGCTGTGATAGCAAGTGCCATAGGCTTACCCATCTCCCTATCACAGTTAGGCGTTCCCGTCCTAACGGTCGCCTCCGAACAGTTGTTTGCGATTGTTCCTTTAAATTCCATAATCAGTATTTTAAGATGTTGTCGATATTGTCCGTTACCCAATCGTTTTCCTCGTATAATTTTTCAAGGTCACGACTGCAGAGAGAGGGACGAATTGTAAGCGCGAGATTATGCAGCTCAATGGCATCTATGTAATCGCCGTATCGCTGCAAAACCGTTTGAGCACTCGACCCAGTAGTAAACACTTCGTAATAATCATGGGGGATTGCATATCCCACATAAAAGGCCGGACTGGACTTGACTTGTCTGACGAACTCCTCGTAAATCGGACGCAAGAGTGGCTCGAAGACATACTTCTCGCGTTCTTCCGTAGTCCAATTGCTACGAACAGGAGCTATAATAGCCAGATTATAGTGAACCATGTTTACCGGTCTGTTACCCAGCATTGTAATACGTTGACGTATAGGATGGTAATCAAGTACCGCCGGGAATTTCAGCGATGCTCCTTCAAGCAGTTTCCCAACCTGCACGAGAATATTGGATATCTCGTTTGGAGTACCCGGATAATGCCATAAATGCAATTGTCCGTCTTTCAAACAGCTCGGCCAAAATTCGTACACCTTGACACCTTCCAGAAACACTGCGTCCTTGTTCAACGCATCCATTGTGCGAAGAACCACAGAGCCAATCAGTTTATTGGGAGATATCATATTCCGAAAATATTGACCGGTGCGAAATAACAGAGGAATTGATGACAAGTACGGCATATCACGTATTGTCCATAATCCGACTTATGGTCGTCAATAAAACGCCATATACGTTTGGCATACGGAAGTATCTCGTTCCACGAATCGGCCAGTTTCTGTTTTGACGAAGCATTTTTGGCATAGTCCTGCTCAGGAACAACCTCTCCTTTCATAGTGGTAGCGGTGACGTTATGCGAAATAAGCATGTAATACACATAATTCGCAGCCGGTGATAATGGATATGAACCGGTGGTATCATAAATTTTATCTTTTAAAGCGAGCCACCGCGCATTATCCGGCTCTTCCAGCCCTGCGATGAATGCGTCATACAGTTCATCCCCCAGCAATAGCCGGAGAAACTCCCTTTCGTACTTATCCACATAATATGAAAGGTCGCTTTCAGCTACAGCAGACACCATGCGTCCTACTCCGACGGCTTCCGGTTTGGTCGTAACCAGGTTGGGCAGATATAAATCGCCTTGGAAGTATGCTTCGGTCAGAAACATTATTTATTAACGATTTTAGCTACGCCTTTTGCAACCAGCTTTTCCGCCAAAAGACGGTGTACAGCTTCTTTATCACCTTTTGTGTGAAAAAAGGCTTTGTCGGTATATTCCACGACTACATCCTCATGCGGCATGACAGTTTCCGCCTGTTTCTTTGCATTTTCTTTCTCCTGTGCCATATTTTTACTTTAAAATGGGGACGGGACTACCGTCCCCTGGTTACACACTATACGCTGGGAGCAGACGCTACTTTTAGCGCCTCCTTGATGGTAGCGAAATTTCCTTTTACCCACGAACCCGCATAATTCGTCGGAATATAGCTATTGAAAAATATCTCCCCGATGAAAGACATGCGGTTATATTTGAAATCATCTTCGTTCAGTCCCGAACGAATGAGTTCTTCGCCCTCACGAACTTTCCATGTTCCGTATTCACCTACCAGAAACTCGCCCTGCGCCAGCTTCGTTGTCGTGGTTACACGCAGGCTACGGATAGACAACTGCCCGCCTTCCGTGACAATGGGTAAAATGTAGCGTCCCATGCTATCCTTGATGAGAGACATAGCATATGCGTCAGATGTGTTCAGGATAAGGTCGGTTGGATTGAAATTCAATGAAGCTACCTGAAGCGCCGCTGCCGAAATAGCGTCGAAATCATTCGGGCCGGCTATCGTGCCGTCGAGAGATGTGGATGTGTAGGATGTTGCGTTGGCGATTAGCGAATCAGTCAACTTGTCTTCGTAATCACGCCACATCTTGTCCACAAAAAGCCGCTCCAGATTCAGAGCAAGTTCGTCCGAATCCATGATGACTTCTTGCGTTAAAGTCATCATCCCGGCTGCCTTTTGCTTCTTGGATTGGTTCAGAACCAACGAAACATCTACCAGGGGCTTCAAGGCATTTTCAGCGACAACGGCAAATGCTCCGTTTTCAGCGCCTTCTTCCCAGAATTCGAGCGTTGTGGGAACCCGATTTACTCGACGTATATCGGCGATATCTCGGATATACTGCCGTCCCCGGCGCTTGTAGTAAAATTCTGGGTCGCGTTCCGTATAACCTCGCCACTGTGCACTGGTTGTAGAAGTTACTGCTGTCGTGGTAGTAATAACCCCAGCATCTTTATTCACAGGCATTTTGATGACAAACGGAGTATGTTCAGAAAAAGCCTTGACAATCATATCGTGATTGTCCATAATAGCCTTTCTGATGGGATTCTGCGACATGGACGCCCCTGTGCCTCCCATACGCATCTTTTCCAGCGTCTCCCCCTGAGCTTTGAGGGCTTTTTCAATTTGAGAAAGGCTTTCCACAGAGAATCCAGCTTTCTCCAGCTTCTCGCTTATATCCTTTGCATAATCCTCAGCCGACTTTTCACTGGCTGCGAACTCTGCAAACGTCTCCTGCAGCCATCCCTGCATAGCCCCGAACAGCTTCTGTGTGTCCGAATCCAGCGGAACGCCGGCAGGCGCTGCAAACTCTTTCACTTTGAAATCTTTCATAATCAGTATTTTATTTTGGTTAGAAAATCTTGCCTATCCTCGACAACAGGCTTTTTTCATTCACTTCTTTGACCTGCACATCAATGGTCGGCGTCACCCAATTTGACCCAAACAAAACGGCAGAACCTTCTACTATACGCGCTTCCGTAACTGCCCAGAAATATCCAGATGCCTCTACATCTTCCCGATTAGCCACATAACCGATGTATTTATCCCATGCTTCTTTCTCGTCGATATAATACTTCTCCTCACTGTTTATGCACAGCTCAAGCGATACATACCGCATTCCCACCGAATGATTGCGGACATAACCATTTAGGTACTGGTCAAACATGTAGGGGTTTCTGCCCCGATGCAAGGTCGCATTAAACACAAGTGCCTGCGTGTTTCCTTCATAATCGGCACCCAGCTCTCTCCACGTCTTCTCTACCACAGAAGCCTCGATTTCGTCAGAAATAACATGGTCAAATTCCCGTTCATGCTCTTGTAACAGGTATAAAAGACCTGGTCGAGAAAGCGAATTATCCCACAGACCCGGGATATGAACATCTTCATGGCTATCGAACAGACCGGTCGTATTGATAACCGCTTCTACCTGCATAACATTTCCCAGTCCGCCATAATCTCCGTCCTCTTTATTGGCAGAATGTTTCAAAACGGTCGAAACACGGTAGCCTGAAACGCCATCAGCTTTTTTGAAAGCAGCTCGCTTCTCTTCGGCAATCCGATATTTGTCATCCTTGATATGTTTAATGTATTCATTCATTTTCTTATAATCTTATGATTCTTAAGAATCTCTTCACGCTGTTTGCGTATCTCATTTACTCGTTCCTTGCTCGGAGTAAATGGTTTTCCCTTCAATTTTTTCATCGTAACCTAATTCTAATCGAGCTTCCTCGAGCGATATAATACCCAAAGTATACATCTCCCGCACAGCAACAGCCTTCTGATAATAAGTCTTAGCCTTATCGGATTCCGCGGTTTTAAAAATACTCAAATGCGAAAAGTCTACGACGAATGCCGCGTCCTGTCCTGACAACAGCATTCGTTTGAAACCCTCAGCATATATGCGCGATATGGGAATAATTGAATCTTCATACATCGACTTTTTCGCCTCTAATTTGTTAGCGTAAGTCACATTCTGAGTATTGGCCAACAACTCATAGGGATAATCAAAAGCATTGCACACAAGTTGAATATTTTCCGTCATCCCCTCCAAGAGCTGTAAATCTCTCACTGACATCGTCATGGATTGCCATCGCAACTTCGCATCGGTCACAATAACTTTCCATTGGTCAGGGCCAAGTCCGTAGCGTCTGCTCAATTTTTTTTGCAAATCCTCCTGCTCCTTCTCTGTCATGGGAACATGACCCGCCGCATCTTCCGCATCATTACTTAAGATGCCCAAAGCCCCCCTGTCTTTATTCATGCCGAGCAGAGCCCGTTCCGCAACGATAAGATTATTAACCGAATTATGTACACTGTACAAGCGTGTAGTGCCGTCAATATCATTGGGGCCAAAATCAAGATTCTGATTGACATCCCGTATATATAATAATCGGCTTGACTCTATCTCCGTTCTTATTGCTCCTATATTCAGCCAATATCTTGTGACAATCTCTTTTACATCGGAAGCGCCGAAAAGATTTCCTGTAAGCTCTACATCTACGTAATCCGGGTCGATAACCCACCAGGAATGCGCATTCTCCGGACCGTATCCTATTGGAGCCGCAAAATAGACGTAAAAACCTCCCCGTAACTGACGATATACATCCATTTGCATAACAAACTCGGAGAATGTCTGCAAGGGGTTAGGCATGATTATTCGCTCCTGCATATTCACATACCTATCGGTAACATCATTGCCTGCTTTATCAGTAATCCACCATTGCCCGTTAGCCATCGCCATCGCATTACGGTTGATTACGGTTTTAAGAGTGGAACACTGCTCATAGGCTTTATTCTGACCGCTCAGACACGACAAATCGATTTCATGGTAACAACTCCCATCCATAAAACTGAAGAAGTTTATTCCATGCCCCCGTTTAAATATCCTGCTCCACACGCCCATGCCTATATCTCTTATACTTCAAAATTACAGCCGCTTGTAATGCGAAAATCGATGTTTTTCAAAAAGACGAAAAAATTATTTATTCATTTGAGCCAAATAGAGCTCCGCATATCGGATGCAGTCCATAATGTGGTCATTCTCCTTTTTAGGTTGCTCAGTCGGATTCTTATTTGCATCAAGCAGCCAGCAATACCCCATGTATTCGTTCCAACCATTAAGACTACTTTCGGTCATGTATATCTTAGTGGCCTTTACTTTCGATATTCCGGCCTGGACAGAGCCGCCCCCTTTTACCGTTGAACGGATGTTAAATATTAGACCATCGTATGTTCCTCGTCTAAGTTCGGCGATACGAAGACTTCCACCACTTCCATAATCGGCAATGACGAGGGCCGATTCATCAATGCCTTTAGCCCGCATCTGCCGCGCGAGCTCCATGCTGTCTAAATCGCAAGAATAAATTAGTTCACGAACGTATCGTAAATCTTTATGGTACTTGACATCAATAACAGCGGTAGGAGCACCGCCATAACCGAAGTCTACTACATAAATATGAGGCAGCTCTAATGCATCATACTCCACATCTGAGATATGTTCCCATCCTCTATATATGCGGCCTTTCGCACCTTCTCCCACCAGCCCCAATATCTGATTGTAATAATAATCGGGGTCACTATCCTTGAAGGCCTCAAATTCGCGTATAGTGGAGGGATGAAGATTTTTAATATTATCGTGGTAGGTACTGAACACAGAAAGTATATCCGAACTGCCTTTAACCTCTGCAAAAAAATATCCTTTGATATCCGTTTCTATAAGATTATAATCCTTATATATCCAATGATTGCGCGGTGGCTGATTGTAAATACGCACAATCTGTATCTTCTCAGATTTAACAGTTCGTAGAGACAGGTTGAGCTGTGAAAAACTCTGCTCGTCCAATTCATCAGCTTCCTCAATCAGAACATGTGTAGCCCCAGCAAGAGATTTCATTTTAGCAGTTCTGCCTCTGCTGCCTGTCACACCCTTACTGATAATCATATTACCCGTGGGGCGATAAGTCAAGGAATAGTTATTTTCATTGATGTGGAAATCTTTGATATCAAGGTCAGGATTCTCTTCTATACGGTCTTTAATATCTTGAAATAGAGACGTCTTGATATCATTTAAGGTTTTGCGAATAAAATAGCCACGGAAGTAGGCGGGTTGGGTTAGCAGATATAGAAAATAATCAGTACCGAAATGCGAGCCCCCACGCCCACGTCCACCATGTATATCAATGATACGCTTCTCGGTCGTGAATACTTGTTGATATATTTCGTTGAAATGAAAAGTTATCATTCATCACGGAAATTCTCAAATATTACTTTATGAACATCAGCCGAAGAAGATATCGGGGTAAGCTCTACTTTCGTTGGGGCATCGAATCCAAGCATGCGAGATAATGCATCAAGCGACTTCTGTTTATCGTAAGTAGTCACTTTCACAAATTCGTCTATAATTTCATCGCCGTCAGCAGTCATACGCTTGACCTGCTTAGTTTCAATAGAACGGATGCAAGCTTTCTCATCTTCGCTTAATGCTTCAAAATCTTTCAACAACATCCATCCTTTTCGAATTTTAGCACCATTTGAAAAAGCAATCTTCTTATGCTCGTTGACAATTTGCAGAGCGGTAATACCAGATGCTTCGGCAATATGCTGTCTGAGATAGGAAATCCTCGCCCCTACATCGCCGTTTTGCAACAGTTTATAGGCACTGTTCCATATCGTACTCTCACTCATGCTGTCGCAATTGTAGGCAAAGCGATACGCTTTGGACGCATTGCCGCATTCCAGATATTTATTACAGAACTTTTCTTGTTTAAGAGTGAGTTTCTTTGCCATACACCAAAATTACAGCAAATCCAAAGGCAAAAATCGGCAATTTTACATTTACTTTTCTCTTGAAAATATTTGTGTTTTCAGAATAAAGCATTATCTTTGTAGTGTAATTAAAAACCAAAACCAAGCCGCCGGGCTCAAAGCGAGAACAATATGAAAACTTTCAAAAACTTCTACGACAATCTTTCTGACCTTCGCGCAAAAAACAACGTTCGCGCAATTTTCAATCTGATTGACTGCATTCCGACAAGAAACTATCCGGGGAACCGTACTGTCTGGGAATATTCGACAGAGGCGAACGGCATTCTCGAAATCGTTGCAAAATACGGTCAGGGATTCGTAACCGACATTTGCGACAATGCTCTGCATCACAATATCTGCCTTTCCGAAAAACAGCGCTGGTGCGTCGCCTTCGCCATGATGAAGGTTACGGACGAGCAGATAGCCGAATACCGCGAATGGGAGCAGGCGGAACTGGCCGCCCTCGACGCAGAGATTGAGGCATCTGAACAGAATGAGGCTGAGCAGGCCGCAGAACCGGCCGAGGAGGAGCAGGCAATCGCCGAAGAATCTAAAAACGACAAAGAATTCGACAATCAAACAACAGGCAACGATATGAAAGCATCGGACATTCGTTTAATCGACGAGAATCAGGAAAGCGGCCGCGTGTTCTTCCACACGAACGACGGTCAGACAATCTGCCGCACGATGACGTCGCGTGAAGTGCAGCAGGGGCAGATACTTCGCAGACGCGAAGGTAACGAAGCATTTACGAATTATTTTGTCGATTTGTTCAATAATAGATACTCGGAGCCGCAAGATGTGAGGTCGAGAATGAGCGAGGACGACGCACGTTTTTTCTGGCTGCATCAATGTCGTGAAATAAATCCGCTCACTCCGGACGAAGAAGAAGAATATCAAAGGTTGTTGACGTCAACAGATTTTTAATATTATGCCGAAAAATTATCCAGCATTCATCATCGACCGCAGCCGCCGTTCTCCGGCGGCTCGGTTTACTGACGATTTCGTAGTCTGCACAGACAAGGAGGTCGGATTTATCGCCCGTGGCTATCTTTTGCCGAAAAGCCGCCGGGACGCACATATCGCAGCGTTGCAGGCGGACGGTAAGACTTTCATTACGAAAACGTTCGAGGATTCGACGACGGTCGTATTAGAAGTAGTGGAATATTTCCATACACCCCTTGCACATCCGAACCGCGTGCCGCCGCTGTTGAAAAAAGCGCTAAGAGCATATATTTTCGGAGAAATGGAAGCGGTCGGCGGCGGTCGCGGCGGATACGATGAACAAATAGCCGCGATAGACGACGTACTTCGGACGGCCCTCTCCCAGCGGGAGCGCATGGTCGATGCACAGGGCGAGGCGGGAGCGGAACGCTTCATAAACGCACTTCGTGCAGCCCGCGGCACGGTGGCGTTGATGCAGAAAATCACGAAAAGCGAATAGTATGGAGAAAGAGGAAAAAAAGAAAGCTGGCTGGGGCGGAGCCCGTCCAGGGGCTGGCCGTAAACCGATATGCGGAGAACGGGGCGCATACATCACGATGTGCGCCCCGCAACAGACGATATCCGAACTAAGAGTGTTTCTTCTGCGTCAAAATATGCCGTATGCTATATTTCTCATGGAAGCTCTCCAGCTGATGAAAGAGCGCTACGGGGATACCGACACCCCACCCGGGGTTTTTAGAGAAAAATAAGACACCCCACCCGGGGTTTTTAGAGAAAAACAAGAGAGTCTTTTTCGGCTCTCTGTTGTTTTTTTGAATGGCAATAATTTAGGTCACACTATTCCCATGTTTATAGCGTTTTATTCTCCCACCAAATTCCCACGCAACTCCATTTTCATCAGTATAAGAAGGTTCATAACCAAAATTCCGAAAAATAGAAACTTCCCGCGGTTTGAGATTTTTGTACATATACCAACTTCCGTAACGTTTTATTTCTTTTTCAGCTTTAAATCCCAATCGAAATAAGCGAATATCGTAATCAACAATTATTTGATAACGGTAATCTATGATATTTTCATCAATAGAACTTGTCAGTTTATACTTGATAACAAGATATGGAATGCCAAGGCTGTCGAGTGTATGAAATATCATGACCAATAATTTATATTACTTGTTTTCGTAAATTGGCCGCCAACCTATGATATTATCCTCAGGGGCTTGGCCCGCAAACCACCACGCCCTGCCGGAATATTCGGCGACGCTTATAACATCATTCGACAATTTAACCAACACTATTTTGGAGTTTACAGGTAACGTTTTCTTCGGGTCTCGCCACTCAGCAAGATTCCGGCGCATATTTTCAGCCCCTGAACAGTACGCTCGGTCAAGTAAATCATTCATGAGTTCATATGCCGCTTCTTTATCGGTCATGCTCAATATATGATGAAGTGCTGCTTCGTTGTTGCTATGTATCATATCAGTTCTGTTTTAAAAGTTCGGGGTGGTCGTGGATGTTGCCGATAACTTCTAAACTTTCTAATTTACTTATCGGTCCCCACGGAGATTCTTCATCTTCTGCAATGCAAAACCACCCATCGCTGAACATGACCAAGAAAGGACATACTGCCAATATAGCGTCATACTCTTCGTCTCGGCTTTCTACCATCACTATATCCCCTTCACAAATCTCCCTGCCGTTCTTGTCTTTCAGCCCTGTGTATTGACCGACGGTGGCTAGGTCTACATCATACATATATCCGTACTCGTCGATTATCGACTCATGAATATTATCCGAATAATCATTGTATTTCACATAATAACCGTAAACCCATTCTCCGTTGTCGAGGCGCTTGCCTCTGAATTTGATTTCACGTTCCATAATCTATTTTATTTTACCAACTCAAACTCATAAACTATTACCCAAGGATTACTCTTCCACGTCCCTTTGCCGGAAACCTTGTCGATTAGCGAGGCAAAGGCGGCGCGAGGAGTATCAAAATAAAAACCTTCTCTATCCGGGCGTTCGAAATAATACACTCCGAGTTCTTCGATGTATTGCACGCCCTCTCTGAGGCACTCGCTATCCGAAATATCCTGCAGCCGCTCGCAGCGGACATCCGTTATGCGAATTTGGTGAGGCATCCTATCAGCGCAAACGAACATTTTGTTGTTCCAACCAGCAAATTCATCACATCTCCACACTCGTGCTCTTCTCTGCGTTACATACACAAACATGAATCTGTCGCATGCAAACCCCGCATCTTGATAGCTCTGCGCTACGGCCACCACATCGCCGAGTTTGTATCTCGCGTTAGCCAAAAAAAATTCCTTTTCATTGCGATACTCCCGTGTTGTAGGAAAATTTCCGGCATTTACAGATGTACAAAAGTCATCATAATCATCCCATTCATCCTGTAAATTATCGGATACCACCCGCCTCGTCATGGTTTTCCGCCCATCGATAACCGCTTGCGTGAGGCCGTAGCGGTCGTTAAACATTATCTTTTTCATAGTTTCACTCGTTTTACCTTTCCGCATTTGGTGCAAACCCATATTTCGGTCAGCCAGGTGTTCCCAAAATCAGGGTCGCGCCTGTAGTACGCCGCTTGCAACTCCAAGTATGGCAACATGTCGTTTTGATAAAAACACGTTTAATAAGTTCCTTTATTTTAGCCATTGAATTTATCGATTTCCTCTTGAAATTGTCTTTTTGCATATTCAACCCACAAATGAGCATCTTCAAGTGCGGCAAGCTCTTCTACAGTTTTTCGCGGACAGCCACGCAGCCAGTTTCGGTAATTCGGGGTGGTAATATCCTCCGAAATCATGTGCAAGCGCAAACAGTAGTCATACCATTCGCCAAAGGCCGTTTCCGGTGCCTGCATCTCGATATCGGCGATGATAGTATCCATATTCACGAACTCGTCGCCGACGGACGCAATGCCTCCTACATCTCCGGCCGCCCAGCTATCGACGGCGTCGTCTTCATCGTATCCGTGCTTCTGGCAGAATGCCCGTAAGTAAGCATTGCAGGCATCTTCATAGTTCTTCCTCAATAATTCTCTGTTGTCCATAAATTATCTATTCTTATTCTTGAAACGTTTCACAATCTTTGCTCTCGAAACTCCCCGCCCACGGCCGCTTTTGCGCACCCGTTCGATAACGTCGATGCGCCGAAGACGGCCGATTATCTCAAAGGTATTCGGGTCGAAAATGACCGATACGTTCTCGTTCAGCCAATCGTTCAGGTTCTCGCCCTCCGGGACATCACACCAAATCCCGTCAATCATGAATCTGCCTGCCATCATTTTACTTGTCTGAAAATTATATCCTCGCCATCCTCTCTGTCCTCTGAATAACAATGGCCTATGACAGAGACAAATTTCTCGCAATTTCTAATACACGTAATTTGGCCAGGATAAGGAATATCGCTGAAACGACTGTAAAAATAGCATCCCACACAATCATCATTCGTAGCATTGTTAACAACCTCCAGCACTACATCCCCAAAATTGAACCGCTCTCCTATAGGGCGGAAGGGTATTTTATCCATGATATCCATTTCTAATTGTTTTATTTTTATAATATTCCCGAATTACGTAATCTCACATAGCACGACACGACCTCGACGCACTCTTCCCTACTGTTCAAGTTTCCCGTATGATACTCTTTGCCGAGAGCTTCCGAGAGAGCCGAATACAATTGCTTTCTCTTGGCCCGGTCGGCATACCCATCTTCCAACCAGTACGGGTCAATTACGTTATGAACCCATTTTCTTTGGTCTCGCAGCTCCGGACTGGGAATAGTGCCCAACGGGCGACCATCTTTGTGAGTACCCACGTAATTACCGCATGTCGGACACATATAAAAACGCTTGTCATCCAAATCCGGGCGACGTAGATAGATGTGCCGGCCATAGCACTCTTGCGCGGCAACATCCTGCTTACATACTGTGCAATATATCCAAATCGTTTTCATTCTAAATCTTTTCAAGGTTATGCTGTATTATAGATTCAATCTCAGCATCAATCCACGATTTTAAATCTTCTAAACAGTGACGATACCCACTCTCCGCACCAGCAACATATGCCTCACACCAAGCATAGTAATCCTCGCCACCGTAGCAGGAGGGAACAGACTCCTCCGCCTCATTCTGAAAATCTCTCATATCACTCACGCCTTTTGAAAACATTTCAAAATCTCATCTCCCGTAGCCTTATGAATCGTTTTCATTCCTCGGTTAGTTTTTTGCAAAATTCATCTGCGATTTTTCGAGACATATCTCCTTGAAAAATACCGGCCATCATCTTCTCGATAATATGATGCGCTTTTGCCTGCATCCGTTCCTTGGCTTCTTTTTCAGCGCACGTTACGCAGTATCCCACATCTGCTGCTGTAAAGTCCAATGAACCCATGGATAGCCTATCGTTAATAAATCTTTGTGCTTTTTTACTTCTCATCTGCGTTCAGTTTATAATGTCCTTTTTCATTCCGAACCAAAAGTCCTTTCTTCACCAACCGCAAACAGATTGGTGAAGCCCATGAGCTATGATGTGTAAAGCCAGCACTTCCAGTAACCGATGCGTGGCTTTTTCCTATCACCGTAGGTGACACGTAGTCCTTACCCTGAAGGTAGTCGAGTATCCATTGTTCATTGTTTGTCAGCTTCATACTCTTGTTGTCATTATTGTAGTACGAGTTAGCATCGAATCCGCACCAAGTGCATATTCCGGACAAAACGTTCATGCAATAATTCTCGCGGCCGCATTTCGGACATCTACAGAGTGCGATACGCCCCGTTGTCTCGCTCCACCACAACCCGCGCGGAAGATTAGATTTATCCTTAGATTCATTTTTCATAGTTCACTCTCTTCTATCGGTAGCCGAAGCCCCGTATCCGTGGCCGTTTCATGAATCGTCACCAGCCCTTCCTCCGCCATCTCCCGAACGACCGTCCGAAATTCATCCAACGTGCATGCTTTGAATACGGACAGGTAAATATTGTCCCTGATTATCAGGGCATCCGTAGGCTCTACGGAGTCTAACACTTTGCGTTCCCACACTTCCCGGACGCGGGCAAGAATGGCGGCTTTCAGTTTATCTGCGGTAACTTTCATTGTCGAACGAAATTCGGTCGAACATCTCCTCGAACCGGTCGGTTATCCTCGCGCCGTAACGCTGCTCGATTCCCTCATCATCCAGATTACTCGTGATGATGATGGGCTGCATCCTGTCGTACCGACGGAATATCGCGTCGGCCACCGGCGTTGCCTCCGTGCCGTAGTGCTTCACGGTTGCCGGTTCACAGCCCATATCGTCGATGATGAGCATAGGCGCATCCACTATTTCCGCCCAACGGCTATCCGTTACCGGAATCCCGGCCAAATGCACGGCAGATACTTCCGTAGCAAGCGGCACGTGTCGGACTATCCGTTCGGCCTCAAGCCCCTCCTTCTCGGTCAGCCGCCAAAGTCCGTAGGCCAGCTGCTCCTCCGCCGCGCCGCGCACGGTGAGCAGAAAAAGCCTCATTGCCTTTGCCAGCGTCGTCTTGCCGTTTCCCAAGCCTCCGTAAAGGAGCAATCCGGGCCTGTCGCTCCCGATAAACCATAGGGCCGCCTGCCGGATGTGCGCCGCAGTAGCCTCGTCCTGTAGGAACTCCCGGCCCCGGCCGGAAACGACCGCCGAATACGCCGCCGTAAGGCCAGCGGTCACCTGTGCTGCCGAAAAAGGCAGTCTATAACGTGTTTCGACGTTTTTCCGGACGCCCAATTGCTTCAATGTCTCTTCGTAAAGATTCATGCTCTTTTTCTCTTTTGGCGCAATTTTTCTCTTTTTCTCGGTTAGACCACGTAGCCAGACGGCGGGCGGTTTCCCACGTTTTCTCCAGCTCGAACCGCATTTTCGTGCACGACCGGTTCTTCTCCGTCCAGTAATCGAAGAAAGCCCGTATCACCTCCCGGCCGTAAGTCTCCACGTAGGGAATGAGAGACTTCCGAAAATCTTCTTTCCGGACGTTCGTAGCGGCGACAGCCGCGTCTTTCTTTCCTCCTACACCGTCAGGTGTAGGAGTTTCTTTAATTATTTCTTTCTTTAATTCTTTCTTTTTGGTTCGCGCCTGGTTCGCATCTGGTTCGCGATTGGTCCGGTTTGCGGTTCGCGATTGGTCCGCAGACAACGGTAAACTGCTGTATATAATATTATTATGCGGTTCGGTTCGCGGTTCGTCGCTGGTTTTTCCGCCGGTATGACTGTCTGTAACCAAGGAATTGTAAGTATCATAATTACACAATCTTATAACGGTCTGGCCGTGCTCCTTTCTCGTTTCTATCATTCCCTGCGATTTAAGCATATCCAGAAAACGAGTCACTTTGCCTGCACTCCATCTCCAGCGATTCTCGAGAAATCTTCTGCTCGCGGCAAGTTCTCCCCTTCGGCTCTCTATCGCCCGTCCATCGAGTATGATGACCCGTTCCTCTATTCCCGCAGCTTGTATCAAATCAAGCCACGCTTCGGCACGTGAATACTCACGGGGTTCGACCCATAAGGGATTATCGAAAAACTTCCGGTAGAGTTTTATATATCCCTCTTTGCTCATTGCTATTTCCCTTTGCTCATACCGTAAACCAGCATGGCAGCATCCCGACCGTGCTCCGTCGTGCGGGCCGTCCAGCCCGTCAGGTTCCGGAACTGCAAGGCCGACAGTTTCGTCCGGTTGTTGCGCGGAGCAACCAATTCATACGGAATATTCTGCTCCCCGCACCAATCATCCCATATCGAGGCGTCTCGGCAGACGCTCCCGGCCCCTTTCAGACGTTCCCGACCGGCATTCCCGAACCATTTGCGAAGCCGGGCGTCTTCGATGTAGAGAAAGACACTGCCCCAATGTCGGTAAGCCATAACCGCTTCCATCGCCTTCGTAATGCTCATCGTATCCACAAGCAGCAGCTTTTGCGAATGCAGCTCCCATACGGCTATTCCCGTATGCGTACCGGTGTCGATACCAATCAGGTAGTTTGGTTTACAAGTATTTTCCATAATGAACTTACCGAATTACGTAAATGCTCAATCGATATTCTGTTCCGGAACGGCCAGCCGGGAATACTCCGGCAGTGCGAACCGTATAATTCCATGTGCGCCGTTTTCCGCTCTGGCATCGTACCCCGGAAACGAGCGTTTCTCCTTGCATTCGGCAACGATTTCCATAGCCTGACGGTATTTGTATTTACCGGCTTCCAAATCCTCGGGGGACCACCACAGTACGAATATTTGCCACGGTTCGCAAGTCTGCAGGACGACCATCAGCGTGCCGCAGAAGCGACGGCCCGTGATGCGCGACATGACGTCAAGGTACATCCCTTCGGAAAGGTCGTATTTGTACTTCACGGCGTCGCGGGCGAACTGCTCTATAGTGTTCGCACTCGTCGTCTTGAACGACACTACGATGTTCAAGCCGATATTTTCCTCAAGTAGCATCGCATCAGGCCGCACCTTTTCCTTCAGCCCCGTAAGCGGGTCGGTATCGTAAAAGGAGGTCTCCGCATCGGCCAGCTTCAGCAGCCGGGGAAGTATCCCCCCGCCATACGTGTTGTACACCTTACGGACAAGCTCTATCTTCAGACTGTCATCAGCCGGAATACATACATAACCGGCTTCCTGAAATCTGCGCTCGCAATCGTGCAGCAGCTCTTTCAGCTCGCGGTGATTCATCTCCCTCAGAGAACATTCTGCCGATATTCCAAGCTGCTCCCAATACCATTCAATCAAAGTCTTTACTCCGTTTATCGTACTGCGGTCGGCTTTAGGGGCAGTCCGTACCTTCCGGAACAGTTCCGGCTGGAGGAATGCCAGGTGGCAAAAAGTACCTAACTGGAAATGCTTCCGGTCCCGCTCGATACGCGGGTCCTTGTAAGTCACGTAATGGCGGGGGGTGACGAGCGCCTGTTTCAGGGCGCTCGAACTCTCCCCCGCATGGGACAGATAGGCATCCATGCTGTCTGACACAACACGGCCGTTGACGCTCAGCACCGATTTAGGCACACGCTTTTTTCGGCTCGGCAAATCGTGCACGTGCTCCAGGAATTCTTCGAAATCCGCATATTGCGTCCGGTCATAGCGGAGCGAACGCAACGTGCCGTCCCTTTCCGCTCCGCTCAAATCATAAACGTCGAATCCGAAATCTTCCATAACATCAATGGGTAGCCAAAGGAGTTATCGTCCACGTATCTACGAAATTGCCTGTTCCTGTCTTCTGCTTGCCATCGTAAGTAATTTCGAAGGCCATGCCCGGAACTATGCGGCCGGCTTTCACGAAACTGTCGAACACCGACGTAAGGCGTATGCCCCCCTGACGGATGATGCGGGGCTTTTTCCCCTCGACAGGCTCGACGAAATAGGCCACTTGAAGTTCTACATCCTGACCGCTCTTTGCGTCGATGACCGTTTCCATACGCAGTTCTTTAAAGAACATACGCTTGCTTTCTCCGATGCTCGACGGCGACCAATATTCTCCGTTGATGGGAAGAGGCGCTGGAGTCGCCTTTGACAAATCCGGAAGTTCTCCGCAAAATGCCTGCATCGACATGTCCTGTAATGATTTTTCCTGTTCCATAAAATTCTATATTTTAATTATTGATGTTTTTCGGCTGCTCCAAACGCTCAACGTTCTGTCTGTGCCATACTATTTTGTCAAATTACCCCCCCCACTCTCATGTATGCGCTTAATCATGTCTATGTACATCCAGTACTCCTCGATTTCTTTGTCCGAGTAATTCTCCGAACGTCCTATATTTTCATAGTGAGACAGCCATTCTGAAATCATATATTGATTACATCCAATCTGTATGGCGTCGCAACCCCAATAAGTAATCGTATGACGGGAAGCGTGTATGCAAAGAGTATGTTCGACTTTGCAGTAGTTGCCCAGCTCGCAGCCGTTGCCCAGCTCGCAGCCGTTGCCCAGCTCGCAGCCGTTGCCCAGCTC